TTTCAATGACATCATTTACGGCGGCCCTAATATCCGCAAAATCCTGATCCGATAATAATTTCGACATTAGCTTTGATTTTCAAATGTTATAAATGGTGGTTTATCCAGTTTCCTATCCGGACAAAATCCAGGGAGAATGATTCCAAGGGTCCGGGAAAAGGAACAAATATTTGCTTTCAATTCCGGGATGAGTTTTTCGGTTTCCATCGCAATGGAAGTACCATCGCTTGCCTTTCCATATTCGAACTCGGCTTCAACCACATCTGCTTTCCCTTTTTTAATTCTTTTCGTGCCTTCTCCCGGGGCCGATGTACTGGAACTGCCCCCTGTGGTTGTAATCACCTTTTCAACAATCATATTATAAACCACCAGTTCTTTGACAAGCATCCTTTTAAGCCCGGTATAAATTGCATCGTTTTCAACATCGGCATCAGCCACCTGCAGATACTTTTGAAGAAAATAATACATCTGGAGCTTGTAACTTTCGATCTTCGTTTCCCATCCGGTTGCAGGAATAAACGATAATCTTTCTTTTACCAATTGTTCGACAGTTTGTAATGCCATGATTTTAGATTTTATAAAAAAAGCCTACAAGTGTCCCTGCAGGCTTTTAATTATTGGTTAAATAAAATTATTCCAGTTTTTTTTCAAGAGATGCCCTTATTTTATTTGAGCGTATCAGGTACTTGATTAATGTATCTTCATTCTCAGCCACAATCTTGCCATCGATTGAATAACCGTTTGAATTCATAACAATTAATTTTTCCTGAATTGCTTTTTCAATAAGAGAGCGGATTTCCCCTTTCTTTTCTTCATGGGCTTTCAACTCTTCCAAACCTTCTTTAATTTCATCATGCAGAGTCGTTGTATCTTCGTCCGGATATTTAACTTTGAATTCCTTTAGGAAAACATCTGCCTGTTGAAATTCTTCTTTCTTTATAAGTCCGGCAATTGCATCATAGGCACTATCCATTTCAGCTTTTGCCTGTTCAGCCTCGAATGCTTTCTGCCTATCCTCATCCGACTGGAAGTATTTTCTCGCAAAATCAGAACTGACAATCTCTGCCACTCCGTTTTTCAGGAGCTTAGAGACAAAATGGGTTTTTTCCACCAATTTTGGAATTTCACCAACAAGACTAATACCTTGCTCGGCAAGCCAGAAGGTAGAAGTCTTATCTTTAAGTCTTAGATAAATTTTATCCATGATTATTCTTGTAAGGCTTTAAATGCAGTACTAATTCTGGAATCAATATCCATATAAGTTGGGAATCCGCCGGTTGCACCTATTGTTGCACTATAAGCAACGGATTTGTCAATAATTACACGTGCATCCCTGCGCAGGATAGCAAATCCAATATGATCAGATACAAAAAGTTCATCTTCCTGATTCTGTGGATTTCTGCGACTTTCAGTTTTCATGCCACGATATTTCAGTTTTACCATTGCCTTTGCAGGGTCAAGTAACATAATTTGATTAGATGGCATAACCCATATATCATTGGCAAGGCTCAATACTTTACCAAGAATACCGTTAAGATTACCGAGTTTTGTGTCACCTGCAAAACCTTTGAATTCTTCAAGTAAGGAAACATCCAAACCATCATTTTCACCGGTTATCAGTCGATTAACAACTCTTTTTAATCTTTCCATTCTGGCAACCACTCTCTTCAAATCTTTGTATTTGAAACCATCACTGGTTGAATTGACACCAATGACAGGTGCGCTTTCTGAAGCATCTGCCTGTTCCCCGTTTATCAGGATATTGATTGCTTCTACATCTGCTCCGATGGACATATCAGTTCCAACTTCACCAAGGAAATTGAAAAGCATGTTCAAACTCGACTGTTCAACCAATTCGTCGGTAATTTTGAATCCAATACCAATTTTATAAACGGTTGCTTCTTTCTGACCGAAACGTACAGTTCCAAATGGTATGCTTTCACCTTCGCCGATTTTCCTTGGAGTTGCTGCACCTCTTTTAATTATAGGCATGGTAACCTTCATTAAAGAGATGTTTTGCTCGGTTGCTATCCAGTTACGATACATAGAAGCATGCTCATAATCGGTGCGGATAGCTGCCAAAATAAGTTCAGGGATGATAAATCGGTGTGCCGGGTTGATATCACCAGTGGTGTTCAAACCATCAAACTGTGAATGCTTAACCAGTTGATCTTCCAGATTGTATGCGGTTAAGTTATCATTTCCGAATCTTTTGGCCGCTGAAGCCAATGTATCAGTGCCTAAATGGATATCCATTTGTTTCAGGAAGGTATTTGAATCAACCCCGTAGAATACCTTGGTTGCTTCTTCGAGAGACACATCATAAGGGGCAATTTTGCGCCCGAAAGAATCCTCCAATCTCCCCATACGTGTTTCGATGATTTGCTTACAGAAATCACCCATCGAGCGTTCATAAATATCCCGGACATCCTTTTTATCCAATGTGCCGGTGGTTTTGCCCATAACATTCTGGTTATGAACCCTCAATTTTTGAAATTCTTCAACAGTTACTTTTTTCATTTTAATTCGATATTAAAAGTTACTAATTAGGGAGTTACGGAGTTGTTAATATTCCGGATGTTACAAGTTTTGCTGCAATATCCTGAACATAAGCCCTGAGATTTTCATAAGCCACCCTCAGTGCATTAATGTTAGTCAAATCAGAACTATTCACCTTGTACCATATTTCATAATCGTTGGTTCCATTGGGTGCATCCGATGAGGTATATGAACCGTTTACTGCGTCAACAGTAACGGCTGTAGCTTGCTCTGTTCCGTTGGAAACAAGTTTTACAACTGTTAATCCACCTTTTTTGCCATTGGGAAGTCCAATTTTCACACCATATCCCATATCAACAGTATCGCCTGCACCATTACCGGCAAAACCTGCGCCACTTACTGCTGTTATTTTTGCAAACACAACATCACCGGTTTGAACCAGTCCGTCGGTAACATCAAAAACTTCATTTACAACTGCGCCTGCCTGATCCAAACCAGCAACGGTAATCGTTCCTGCACTGATTGATGTATCGGCGTCTGTAACAGTTAATACAACATTCCGGGGAACATTAGGCTGTGCGATTGAGGCTCCATCCCAAGTTGCTCCACTGGCTGCGATATCTTCCTGTGCAATTCCACCTGTAGTGGTAGCTGCAGCAATATTTTGAAGATATGCATACATTTCTTCGGTTCCAACATAAGCCACATTCTCAATGTCTGCAGCGTATGCAGCAAGTTCCTCAGAAGTATAGGCATGATCATTACCTGCAACAATACCGTCAAGAATACCGACAATAATAGCTCCATTTAAAAGGGCTCCCTTTATCACCATTCCAACTGTATAATCGCTCGATGTTGAAGCGACAAATTCGGGTATAAATGTGGTTGCATCTTTCAGTCCATTGGGTTTAACCAATACACCGGCATTTAATGCACCTCCGATTGCTTTACCTTTAACGACGGCCGTGAAATAAGTTCTTACAGTTACCCGTTCACCATCGGCGCCGCCTTTTATAACAATGCCCAATGGTATATCTGAACCGGCATCTCTTTTGTCAATAGTGCCATCAGTTTTCAAAGTAACTTCCTGGCCCGGTGTTAATACTCCTCCTGAATCGTTTACAAAACCTAATTGAAGAGCGTCGCTCCTCATATCAGTTATAACGAGAGGGGCAGATTCTTGAATTGTTCCAGTCATTTTATTAATTTTTAAATGTTAAAAATCGAATTAATTATCTTCTAAAAGTTTCCGACATATTCGGGAACTGGAATGAGTCTCCGATAGGATCAGGATCAGTCTGTTGGCTTGATCTGAAACCTATATTATGTGAACCACATTCTTTACATTTACCCTCGAAGGTATCGAAAGCCTTGCCTCCATACTGAAGGATCATTCCATTGATGGTTTTGAAATCCATTTCGGTTTCAGCCCTTTCAATCAAAGAAACAATGGATTTATCAGGTTCCTCTCCCTTTTTACTCAATTTCAAAAGCCTCAAGGCTTCATCTTTAGCTGCTGTTAAACGTTCCTTTGCAAAAGTTACCAAGGGCAGATTTTTTGTCTGTTCGGTTTCCAAAGTCGTTTTTTCAGCCTTTAGGGTTTGAACTTCGCCCTCTGCAGTTTCTTTGGCTGTTTTGAGAGCGTTAAATTTCTCGACATCACCGACTGTCTTTTGTAAATTCAAAAGAGAATTATGATCCGATGCCGGAACCAAAGTGTATTTTTCAAGCATTTCTCTGGTAACCTCTTCGGGTTTTACATTCAGTTTCTCTGCGAGGAAGCTAATTAATTCGTCCATTTTTACAGTTTTTGAAGTTTCAATTCTTTTCGGCACGTTGGAGAAATTTTCCGTTTTTGTTATTTTTCCAATTACCTCTCGTTGTAAATCTATCTTTTTTATTATTGAAAAACAAGAATCCGAAACAAAGTACCGGTTCTGTTCCTTGTACATTGGCGCAAGAGGGTCCTCTGAAAATTTCTGCATGCCAATGATTGCAGACTTTTCAATATTGATGGGTTCCCCTTTTTCGTTCAGTATTTTTGCAAAGGGATCAGCCCCTGCCCAAACGAGTGAAGTCTCGTAATATTCCAGAATATCAGTTGCAACCCGTCGTACCATTTCCCCGTCAACCATCTGCCCGATCCTGGATTCGAATAACCACAAATCTTCATTACCCTCCCGATCTTCAAAAACATGGCTCGGTTCCCATTCGTATGTAACAGTCACCGAAACTGATTGAATATGCGGTACCGGAAATGCTGCAAGTTTTCTGCAAATATCCGGATGCAATTTCCCATCCACCCATATAGGGGCATCAATTCCGGGGGGAACTTTAATTCCATCTGCAGTTTTAAAACCGTTTGTCCATTTCGTTTGTCCGATCCCTGCTATAATGTTGGAAACCTGCAAATCATGATTAACAAATACCGGTTTTAAGGCTAACATTGGAACGGACTTCTTTAAAACCTTTTCAGGGAACTCGGTAGCTTTCCAAGAATAAGCCCCCACAATGGTTGCCGAAATATGCCGGAACCAGAATGGAAGAAAATCTTCCTGCTTGGGTATGGCATCTTCCAGGTTTGGATTGACTAATGCCTGTTTGTAAGATTCGTCTCCGAACATACCAAACTGCGAGCGCATCGTTTTGAGTTCATCTTTATTATTAGCATTAGGGGTGTAGAAAAACGTCCCGTTGCCAATGATGGTGATGCTCGATGTTCGCTTTTGTTTTGTTGTTTCCTTTGGCATTTTCCTAAAAAATTATAATTAAAATTTCTATGAGAAATAAATATACGAATTAAATTACTGCCACTACCCTACCTCGGCATGATGGGTGATAGCTTGGTGTCGTTATATTTTTCCCCTCAATTGCTGCAGCGTCCATACCTTGGAATTCTTCAATGGGGATGGAAGTCGCAAAAGGTGAAATTCGGGAGACATTTTCCGGCCCTACATCAACTTTATTCTGAATTTTTGAAACTGCATTATTAATTGTGAATTCCATACCGTCCATGTGCGAACACCAGTCGCATGTTAATTGGTCCTGAATTTCAATGATCTCATACTTTTCAATTTTAGCCTGGTTCATATACATTACATTCCCATCATTCCGGGCATTATTGACACTGGTATCGATCACTCGTCTAATTTTCCAGGATTCTAAATTAAGGTGCTTTTCAAATTCATTCTGGAACTTATTTAAAACTTTTGTTTCTCCTCCAAGGGGAAGTTCACCTTTGATATATTGTTCCTCAAGATAATTCCTGATTTTTTTCTTTGTGCCTTCATCTGTTATGAATTTCCCAAGATAAAGAGCATCACTTTCTGAAAGATAATCGATAGTCCTGAAATCAAGAAGATCGAATACAGGTTCCGGTATGGGATCACCATTTACAAATTGTTCCCGGTTGAAAATACTTTTTTGAGTAACAGGTTTATGGCAATTTGGGCATTCAACATATCCCATTCCGCTTTCAGCAATTGAATTATATTCAAATTCGAACTGGCATTCCGGACATCTGGAATCCTTGGAGCCTGAAAGTTTGGCTTTTTTACCGAAAACAGATTTATCATTCCTGAAATGTGAATAAATTTTATCCACATTGTTTTCTGATATTGTTACCTGTTTTTGAATAAATTGCTCATCCCAATTCCGGACAATGGCAAGATAAACATCATCTTGGATGCGATCCAGAGGTGTACTTTCATCATATTTTTTGAAAAGGTTTGAAACTATCTTACTAACCTTAACTAATGCCTTCCGATAATTAGCCACCGTTTCATTAAAATATTTATTAACAAGCCCGTTCATTTTCCTATCACCGAAGTCGGAAGGGGAAACAAAATCTGTTGTTTTTGTCCCGTGACAATTAGCCGTATAATAACTATATTCCGGCACATCTTTTTTCAATTGCTTTTCAAATATTCCGATTTGTTTTTTTACCTCGCTATCACTTTCCGGTTCATTTTCGGGTGATTTTGGATCGTTTCCTTTACTTTTTGGATCGTTTCCTGATGAATTTGGATCACCAGGCGTCGGGAACATACTTTGCCAATCTTCCTCTGCCGGTTCATCATATCCCAATTCATTAGCCGCATCCTGCTGATTAATGATCCCCATATTGCGCTTTTCTTTGACATTGGTGATCTTTTTATTTTCAGCCTCTTCCTCTTTGGATTTATCGATTACCATAGGAGCTTCACTGATAACATCAGTAATTAACATCGGATCATATCCCCGCATCAAAATGAACATACGGTATATTTCTTTGAAGATTGAATCGGACATTTTCTGCCAATCTTTAACTTGGTTGAGCATCTTTGCCAATATTACCCTTCCGAAAGTTTCAGTGGTTGAATAATTGCGTCCGAGCATGTTGGGGTCCTGTTTTAACCCGGCAAATATTATAAGATCAACCAGTTTCATCAACCCATCAGCCCCGGCGACATTCATCTTGTTACCCTGAAGCTCGAATTCATGACTATCTTTAAAACCGGCAACCACTCCGTTCGATAAATTCTTATTCAATTGTGGATAAACAACATCTTCCAGGTAAGATACGCACCTGGCCCAGTAAGCCTGCTCATCTTCCCCGGATTGCTGTTCGGGAGGTTCTACTTTAGCAGAAAGGAATCCAAGCATCCCCAATTTCTTCATTATTTGGGAGAAATTCTTGAGCATATCCTTTTGAATAAAGAGCCCTTCTATTGCTGAAAGGAATGGAGGAGTCGGATAAGGCCCTTCAAATAAGCGTCGCCATGCCACGTATTTATATGTGACTGTATTTAATTTAACAAGCCCGTTAAAGTTTGATTCAACTAAATGAGGAATATTAACAACCTGGTAAGGCGAGTATTTATCAATTTCCCTGTCATAGACAAACCGGATATATTTTGGGGGGATGCGTACAATCTGATATAAATTTTTATTGAGTATATCCGGAATAATCTCGATGCTTATTGCTCCATTGATAACTCCCTGCGCAATGATATCAGATTTAAAGGAACGCATGCCCTCTGAAAAGTTATACCAACTATCCTCAACTTCCCAAATCTGCTTTAATATTTCTTTTTTTAATTGGTCCGTTATATCTTCAGAGAAAACGATTTCATGATCCGTATTCGCTAACTGGACAATGTTATCAAGGGCATAACCGACATCATGATGATATGCGGCCAAGTTCTCAAGGGTATTGTACCATTCAATCGCAAAGTCGGGCAAAACTTCAGTCAGTTTCATGCTAGGCCCGAATGTATTAAATTGAGGTACGGAACTACGCCCTGTCGTGGGTGGAACCGGCCTTTTCTTTGGCTTATCTTCAGCGAGCTTTGTTTCTTCTTTCACTTCCTCGCTCTTCCCCCGGCCGAAAAGGGGAAAGTATTTTCCGAAATTGTTTTTTAAAGCCATAGTCTTTTTTCCTAAATTTAGGAAATTAGAAGCAAAAAAAAACCCCGGCTCTCACCGGGGGCATTAACACCTTCTTTACCTTTCCGCACCCGAAGGCTGGACAATTGACTTGGATTTCACGCCATTTAACGGAACCAGTCGCTAACCGGTTATTTTACATCGGCGAGGTTATGAGCCTCGTTACGATGGAAGATGCTAATTATAGCCATTTATCTTCAACCATTGTGCCTGCTCAAAAGGATCGAGTTTTGCCAAAATTTGTGCATTGTAATTTGGCAGGAACAATGTACTTAATTTTTTTATTTCAGCCGTATTATTGTTATTTAAAAGGTGTTTAACCTTCCTAATATCTGTTTTTAAATTTTCCATTATTTTAATTTATCAATTTCACGTCTAACAAGTGTTATCAGCTTATCCATCCGATGTGCATAGTAATCATCGAAATGTTCGAAACCCTTTCTGTCATGTTGCCAGGAAATATAAAAACAATCCCGCAGCTTTTGGGATCGTGTTCTCTTTTTGCCTGATTCGGTATCGTCCTTTTCCATGTTGGAAAGAAACTCCAATTCTTCAGCGGTGAGATCATTTTCCCCTTCCTTTATTCCAATGAAACAAAACTTTTGAAGCACTTTAAAAATACCAAGTTTCTGTTCGTCGCATAATTCATTTGTGTCTATATAAATACGAACGGTACCATCGGATAGAGTTACGAATTTTGAAATTAAAGCAGGGATGGTAAATACCTCTTTCATCAAACAAATTTTAAATCGTTAATATTTCCCCGGAACCTTTGATAATATCCCTGCCCGTTTTTATAAGGCAATGAACGGATTAGCTTTCGATGATTCTTACCAATCCAAATGGATCGTCCAAGAGAATAATCTCCGAAATCAAATTCATTGCCTGTTATGATTGAACCGTCCGAAAGAACTGCATGATTATACTTTCCCCGATCTTGCTGAACCTTCAAACAGCGATCCACTTCAAATTTACCAATGATTGAACCCAAAGGAAGCATGGGAACCCATAATACCTTTTTAGTATCCTCATTTATAAAATCTACCACTAATCTCTGGTTCTTTAGTTCGGTAAAAAATGGCTCCTTTAGACATAATTCTTTTTGAAACTTCGTCCATTTTTGTGCAGCATGAATAAGATAAGTTCCCCGGAATGAAGTATCATTCGGACGGGTTTCATTCAGTTTTAAACCAAGGGCCAAAAGTGATGCCCAAGGTTGCCAAAGTGTCACAACACGAATCTCTTCTTTCATATTGCTTCAAATAGTTTATCGAGTTCCCGTTGTATTTCCGATTTGTTATCCGGGGTTATATTTTCCAGCTTGCTTACCTTATTAAAAAGTTCAGTCCTGATTTTTTCAATGTAATCGGTGATCACAATTACGGCTTTATGGTTGCTATGCTTCGCGACGGATTTCATTGGCATGTGTTCCATCGCTTGCCAGTGTTCTTTAAACTGACTTTCGACAAAAGTTTCGATTTTTTCCATGTTAATTTTTATAATTGGTTATTGTATTTTTTGAGGCCTTTCTCTTTGCCTTCAAAATTAATTCGAATTGATTTATGCTATTGCTGATGTGATTGATTATTGATTGTTTTGCTTCATTTATAAAACCCGGCTCACAGTATATCGAAAACATCCATCTTTCAGCCGGTGGATCGATATTAGACTGTTCCTTAATAACCATTAAATCCACCTTTCTGATTTTAATATCAGTGGTACCATCTGTTCCGGTGAAATATATAACCTCATCATCCACATCCAATTCCTGAATTAAAAAATGGAGTTCTGTTACTGTTAGTGTCGCTAATAATTTATAAAGTTTC